TTCATCGCACGGCGCCCGCAGGCTTCTGCGCCTTGTTCCCAAGGTTATGTTTCGCGCATGGCAGCGCTAACTCGCCAAGGTACCATATTTTGTCTCGTACTCAACGAGACCACCAATCTGAGAAGCTACCTCCTTGGAGATGGCCCCATTTCGAGCGCTTGGATAGCGTCGGTAAAACGCCTCCTGGTCTATCCACTCTCCCATTCCTAATGGATAGCAGAGATTATAAGCATGGATCATCATCTCAGGTGACATATCACCCTCGTAATTCCTCCAACGCTCATGATAAACCAACTTGACGATAAGGTGCCACGGATTTCTCCAAATGCCACCATCACGCCATTCTCGACTGAGGAAATTGACGCGTTTCTTATCCGAGCCAGTCCAGTGTCCACATTTCTCCGGTCGGCAAATTACGCCGAACACCTTGCGAACAAAGTTCGCATAGTCGGATAGACTAAACTCCCGCTTACTGGCAATCAGGAGATCGTCCCCACAAATCGCGATATTAAAATCGCGTCCCTCTGTCCAATGAAGGATGTGGATGAGATAATACAACGCAATAATCCGACCCGCCATGGAGCCTTTAGCATTAGTATCCTTCAAACCAGAACGATTTCCATCACGAATGGGACGCAAAGTTCCACTACGATCGCACACAATCAAACCATTGATGCACGCTTTCGTCATTGCATTCCAACGCTTCTCCCATGACTCATTCCATCGCGGGAACCAATCATGCCATATGGAGTAAACATCGCGAAGGAGCCAACCAGGCATAGTCTGGTCATAGGAACTGTAATCAATAGTAGTGATGTGGGCGTATTCACGCTTCAATTTCATTACATACTGATACAGTGCCTCAGGTTTCTTGCCAGCAGCATACCATGACATAGTGTTCATCGCTCTTTGGATCTCGCGCATGAAGTGTCCCTGAAGGAACTCCAAAAGCGCGCTTTCCATGTTGACAAGTCTTGTTTTCTGCTTGAAGACTACGTGTCTTGTTCCGTCATCGCCAACGGTCCAAATCACCTCACCATCATCATCAACAGGAATTGACAACTGTAAGCGAAGTCCGGGGAGAGTGGGCTCTGTTTCAAAACCGCCATTCACAAGCTCGCCCTCTAATTTGTAAACCATCCGCCTCATCTCTTCTGTCATCATGTCACCCTTGTGCCTTCTTCCGGTGTAGCATCCCAAGAATCCGGCATTGGCCTTCATGTTCGAGAAGAAATCCTTGAATTCCTCAAGATTGGGTGCCTCCAGCTGAAACAACGGGAAGCCAGGTTTATCTTTCCTTCTTACATAGTCAAGAACTTCCCGGTAACCGGGTCGGTTAATGGCGTTGTAAGCATGGACGTCGGAAAACCTATCAACCGCCTCCTGAACCATTTTCACTTCCTTCTTAAAGCCATAGCCTTGAGATTTCAGCGTGTCTAGCATGGAGAATGCCTTCGATGCAAATGGTTCGCGAATGAGATCGACGTTGTCGTGAAGCCACTTAATCATTACTGAATCAGCAGGCTTCACACGGCTATCACCGCTAAAGACACGTCTTACTTGACCGCGGTAGTCACGGTAGGCCTCTACCTTAGTAACAGGTGTACTATACCCCCGAAGCAGGCCAATACGCTGTTCCAAGATATCAGCGGGTGCGTAATTCTTCGTTTCCACCTATTGTAGAAACCTCCTTTCATCTAGTATACGCCCTAGTGCCGCGTAGAGTGATGCTACCACTCTAGAACAACAAATTTCCACCCTCCTGGGTTCCCTTTTCCTTCGAAAAGCTGACAAGACTTTCCTCCAGTCCATTTCGGTCCTTTGATTGTTCTAGAGTGATGCTACCA